TATCTTGAATCTTCAGTTGATACTTTTAAGGGCTTAAGATTCTTAAAGGTTGTTTCTGGAACTATTCAAGCGACAAATCCCACCATTATTAAAATTGTTACTAGACCATAATTAACAATGCTAGCCAAGTAAAATTGGCTAGTGTTTAAATAAAATATCATGACAGTATCGCCAATAAATTATATATTAACAACCGACGCAACAAGTGAAGTTATAACTTTAGCCGAGATTAAAACTTTCTTGAAAATTGATGGCACTGATTACGATAGTATTTTAACGCCCTTTATCAAAGTCTCTCGGCAAATTGGAGAAAAAATAACGGGGCATGATTTTGTTGAAAAAGAATATAAAACATTTTTAGATTCTTTTCCTTATTGCCACGGAATAGAAATTAGAAAAAGTAAATTAAAATCAATTACTTCAATTCAATATTACGATTTTACTAATGATGCAGATTATTCGTCAATCTATATTAATAACGATAAATCATTTCCAACAACTTACGAGAGAAAGCAAGCGGTTATAATTACTTTTAAAGTTGATTATCCCAATAGACCAGAAGCAATAAAGCAAGCTTGTTTAAGTGTTTGTGCTTATCTATATGAAAATGCTGGCGATTGTGTTATTGATAATAATTCTCTTTTTAAGTCTTTATTCTTTCCCTATATTATACCGCAAAAATTCTTTTTATGAAATGCCAATCAATAAAGAAAAATACAAAAAAAATTTGCACTAGCGATTTTGATAAAAGAATTAAAATTTTAACAACTGCGATCATTCCAAACAATGCACCCAATAGTTTGGCAACAGTTGTTTTTACAACAATAGCAACGGTTTGGGCGATGGTAAAAACAAATACCGCAAGAGAATTTATAGATGGGGTAAATATTGAAAAAGGTGTAAATACTGATTTTTATGTTCGTTACAGCTCATCAATACCTTTGGATAAGCAATTATGGATTGAGTATCAAAATATTTATTACAAGATTGTAAATACAGATAATATTGATATTGACAATAAAATTATTAGATTGAGAAGTATTGAGAAAGGCGATAAAACAATAAATGCCAATCAACGATGATAATGATAAAAGTAAAAGATGGCTCACAAAACCAAAAAACATTAAAATTTCTTTACGAATTGCCAGTAGAATTAACAAAAGCAATTCGTCAAGGATTTTATACATCAGGTAAAGAATTGGTTGCCGATTTAAATAAAGATATGAAGCAACCAAAAAGTGGTAGAGGCTACAAAGTATATAAAGGAATTGGTGGCAGTAAATTAAAAAAACCTAAATTGCACACAGCCTCGGCATCTAACGAAACTCCAGCAATAATAAGTGGTAAATTTAGAAAATCAATTGATTTTGCCGTTCGTGGCAACAGACAACTAGAATTTGGAGCTAACGAAAATGCACCAGAGTATGCAAAATTTTTAGAAGAAGGAACAAACAAAATGGCAGCAAGAGAGCCGTTTAAAAGAATTGTTATGAAAAATAAAGATAAGATTAAAAGAAATATGGATATTAAATTAAAACAAGTTTTAGGTGGTAAAAAATGAAAGGCATTCAAGTCGTTAATAGATTAAAAGATATTTTGCCAAAATATACTAATGATTTTTCAACCATTATTAATGCTTCCTCCTTGACAAGGGTAAGCTCGACAATAACTTGTGCGACAGCAACTAATCATAATTTGCTGACTGGAAATTATGTAACAATTAAAGGTGCAAAAGAACCGATAGCATTAAGCACAATAACTTTTTCTAATGGAATTGCAACCGCAACCTCTTCAACAGATCACAAACTAAGCGATCCGTCTTTATTTGCTCCACAAATTTTGCCAATTAAAATTGAAATATCTGGAGCAGTTGGTTTCAACGGAAGTTGGGAATTAGTAAGTGTGCCAAGTAAATTAATTTTTACTTTTAAAATAACTGGCAACCCTGCTAATGTAAACAGTGGATATTTATTGCTTGACGATTATGAAGGATATAATGGCTATAAACAAATAACTAAAATAACAGATACCTCGTTTAGCTACACAACAACTGGCACGATGCAATCACCAGCGCAAGGCGAAATAAAGGTAAGCACAGCAACAAGGATAGCAAATTCTGCAACGGCACAAAGAATACAAGAGTTTTATACAGCAGGGCAGGGTGGAGTTTTGCAAACATGGCTTTATGTTGTTATGGGGCAAAACCAAGCTTATAGAAATGATACAGTTGTCGGTGATTCATCGACTGCAAAAAGAACAAATGAAGACTACTGGAACTCGGCACAGCAAAGTTTTAGCATTTATATAGTTATACCTGCAACAACATCAATTCTTGGTGGCGACATTGCCGATAATGCCAAAGGCTATTTAAAACCAATATTAAAAGCCCTAGCAAATTATATTTTTGAAAGTGATTTAAGCGATGAAGAGATGCAACCCTGCCAATATGTAGGCGATGAAGCTGATGATTATATAACCGCTACTTATACACATAGGTTTGATTTTGTAGTTCAAGGGTTTATTCAAGTTAGCGATACTACCGATTATGATTTGGGAGTTCCACTGCAAAGGGTCGAGGGTTTATTTGAGGAGCAAGGTTTAGATTATGATCTAAACACTCGTTAAAAATCATAGTTTTTTGACTTGCAAAAAATTGATAAAAATAAACAATATAAACATATTAAAAATTATTTTGTTATGCAAATAAAATTAAACCAAAATTTAAGAACTCCACAAGGACAATTGCTACAAGGTGCAATCATTGAAATTAATGATGAGGCTGGAGTGCCAACAGATTTATTTTGGCGAAATAGATTAAAAGATTCTGCTATTGATAACTGTATTGAGGTTGTCGATCAAGATATATCAACTCAAAAAAAAGTAAAAGGTAAATAATGGGACAATCATTTCCAAGAGGAACATCTAATATTACATCGGCATTAACCGCAAAAGATGCAGGCGATCGCTCAATTCTTTTAGTAGGTTGTATGATAAGTGGTTCTGCTTCTAGTGGTGAGCTTAAAGAAAATATTTTAAGCAAAAAAGAATTTAACGATTTATTCGGTGCAAAATCACAAATTGCAAAAGCTGGCAGATCTTTAATTGATACTTTATCGGTTTCTAGAATTAAGCCAAAAGTTTCTGCAATTGGCTTAACCGATAATGCTTCTGGTGTCGCCTCAACTGGCTCAATTGCTTTTTCAGGCACTTCTACCGAAGCTGGCACATTAACTATTTACATTGATTCAAAAATAAATGGTAAATACGAAATTGATGTTGCTATCGGTGATACTGCGACTGTAATTGGTGGTAAATTAGTGACTGCAATTACTGCCAATGCTTATTCACCAGTAACCGCTGTAAATACTACTGGTTCAGTTGCATTAACTGCTGTAAATGATGGCACACAAGGCAACACAATCTCTCTTGGTGTTGATGGCTCTATTGCTGGGATAACCACAACAATAACTGTAATGTCAAGTGGTGCAACAAACCCAGTTTTAACTTCATTATTCGATCCAATTGTAGATAAAAGATTTACAACTATCGTTTATCCTGCCGAGTGGGGCACTTCTACATTATCAACATTTACCGAAGCAAGATTTAATGTAGATAATAAAATTCTTGATGGAGTTGGTTTATTTTGTAAATTAGATACCTATGCTAATCTAAACACTTTTGTTGATGCATTAAACCAAAAAACACTTTGTGGCATTGCTAATAAACTAATCTCTGCTACAAAATTAAAAGGTGGAGCTATTTTTGAAAGCCCACTTGTTATTGCATCAATCTTTGCTGGTATTAGAGAATTAAGATTGTCAGTTGGTGCTAATGTTTCAAGTTTCGCAACCAACGGTGAAACAGTTGGTGGTAGTTATTATGGTGGTGTTCCTTATGCTGGAACTCCCATTTATAACTTACCTATAATTGAAAGTGGCAATGATTTTAGCGATGTTGAGGCTGATGAGCTTGCAAATAGTGGTTTAACTTTATTAAGAAATAACCCATCTAATACAGATATCATTATTAACGAAGCAATGACCACTTATAAAACTAATGCACAAAGTCAAGTTGATAAAACTTTTAAATATCTCAATTATTTTGATACCTTAACTATTATTAGAGAATATGTATTTAACAATTTAAAAGCTGATTTAATTGGAAGACGGTTAACAACTGGCGAATTAATAGCTGGTCGTGCTATGATAAATAAAGAAGGTTTTATTA